TGCAATAGCATCTTTGATCATCTTCCTACATGGTGCAGGTGTAGATGACTTGACTGCTTCAATGCCCATCATCTTCAGTTTAGGTTCAGCAAACCTAACACCTTCAATGTCCCAAGCATTCAACATATATCTTTTCTTAGCAGTCCAGATACCACGTTCAGCAATAGTCTCCCTCTTCATAAACATCTTCTGATCATAAGCGTTTACGTACTTGGCCAACGCTTCATAAGAACTCGAAATATACTTTTCAAATTCCACCTCACAGATCTTATCAAGGAACGAAACAACGCTCTCAGTATCTTTCTCTCTGTCTTTGAATATGACTTCAACCAGAGGACCAAGATGCAAGTAAATAGAATCGGTGTCAGATGCGATAACATAATCAGTCTCCTTTGTTTTTAGTACACGATTCATGTACTGATTCATTCTATTCTCAATCCAACGGATAGAGAATTGACCACCTAAGGTGATCGCTTCGGCATTTGCTAACATATAATACCGAAAGTATTGATTACCAATAGCACCATAAGCACTATTCAGTTGAATCTTTTTAGCCATCTGAATATTGTTACACCTTGAGATTTCTTTCTCAAGTGCCTTGGTCGGTTTCTTTTCGTAATCTTTCTTTGCTTGAATCATCTTCTTCTTGAAGACAACTCTCTCACTATAGATCTTCTCCATAAGTTTAGGGAGAAACCCACGAGTCTTAGTGGTAAACATAGCACCATTAGGACACACAGTAACATCCTCAAGTGAGGATAGATCAACCTCTTCATTGAGAAGTCTATCTACACTGACATTAGGGAACCTATCATCCAGAAGAGTCTCTGGTGATATGTTGTACTGCATTATAAGATGAGGATACAGTGAGTTCAAGTCAAAAGATACAACCCAATCATACATGCCAGGTTTAGGTTCCTTCACGTATGCACCAGCATACTTCTCACTCTTATCCTGATCCTTCTTAGGTGGTATAACTATTCCCTTCCTCTTTAGGTCATTGTATATAATCATATCCCACATACGAACCTGATAGAAAACATCAGTAAAGTTCACTTTAGCATCGTATGCCATAGTGATAGCAAGCTCAATAAGCTTCATCTTCTCCTCAAGACCGTCAACAATTCTAACGTCTTGTACGTTGTAATCTACAAACTTATTCCATCCCTTTGTGTAGAAGTCCTTGAAGGTATCAAACTCTGAGTGATCTAATTTCTTGTTACCTAGTTCTACCTCACCAATATAATCTAATCGATAAGACTCCTGTGCTTTATAAGTAAACTTCTTGTACAAATCCATGTAATCAAGAACGGTTACACCAGCAATATCATATACAAGTTGAGGTCTACCCATCATATAAATCTCCTCACTAGTCACCAAACCCCATGGAGATAACTTCTTCATTGCCTTCTCACCAAGTACTCTGGTGATCCTCTTAGCAAGGTATGGTATGTCATATAACTGACAGTTCCATCCAGTCACAACCTCTGGTGGATTGTGACTCCAATAGTTTATGAAATGTTGTATGAGATCATACTCATCATTACACTGGACATACTTGACCATCTTATCTTGTGTCCTGTATGGTCCTACTCCAAAGGTTAGAATCCTCTTAGTGTTATAGTCCTGTAAAGATATAAGTAAGAGCTCTTCATCACACTTCTCTACTGTAGGGAACCCATTCTCAGACTGAACTTCAATGTCAATGGTGACAAGGTTCATCTTCTTTATATCAAACTTTATTTCAGTCTCTGGATACTTCTCTGAAATATACTGGTAGATATATCTGTTGTTACCATAGATATCAAATCCTTCTACTTCACCATGAGTCTTGATGAACTCCCTTGTCTCACGTACAGTACCAGGTTGAATACTCTGTACATACTTACCATCTAATGTTTTATACTTGGTCTTCTTCTTACTAGGAACAAACATCGTAGGTTGAAACTTTTCCCTTGATGTAAAACTCTTCCCACCTTCATACCCTCTGACTAGGAAATCATTCCCAACCATCTGAACGTTTGTATAATATCTCATTCAGTAACGTTCTTTGCAGTTAGTGCTTGATACTTATCTAAGTGTGACTTATCAGGTTCTAGTATAGTAAGAAAACTATCTGAGTGCATCTTCATCTCACGTTGCATAGAGAATGATGGCCAGTGTTCTAGGAACTCACCCTTTATCTCAAAAGGATCTGTTACCTTACAGTCAGGTTCCCCCATCTCAGATCCAACTTCTTCCAATCTAGCAATTAGTGTTAGACCGTTCTTCAATAATAAAACTTTGATCATAGGGATAGACTTCTTGACTTTAAGTTTACCACAGTTGAACGTATTTTGTCAATATAACCTTGGTTTCGTAACTCTTTGAAAACCATATTCTCAAAACCATACTCACCATACTTCTGAAGAGATACACCTCTACCAACTCTAAGTTTCTTTACTAATGATTTGAGTGCCTCTGGATCTTCACTCTGTATAAACGTATCAATCTTATGCTTTAGATTTTTTACTTTCTTTTCTAATTCTTTTTCATCTAGATCATCTTCTATCTTCTCTGGTTTCTGTACCCATGTCTGTTTCATCAGACTATAGACACCTTGACTTTTCTTACGAGTCACACCAGGTCTTTCAATGTAAGGTTCTGCTTTTGCACCAAGGATAGTTACATTATGTGTCAGTTCCCATAAAGTTTTCTTATCCATATAATAATCATCAATCAATTCTGGATCACACTTAGGAATATACTTAGGATCCACAACAATATGCACATCTAAGTCAGACATAACCGTATAGTTATAACCTGCATTACCACCAAGCAATATAATATCTGAAATTGCTCTATCATCAAGATCTACGTATGCAGCAAATGCCTTTGCAAACCTCATCAATGCTTCTCTAACCTCAGGACGTAGAGAATCCCCAATCCAGAAGACTGGATTGAGGACATCAGTAAACCTAAGAGATATACTTTCTCTAAGGTCTTTTGGTTTTATATGTTTTAGAACTCTTGAATACAATGGACCATCACAAGTCTACACTATATTTAGAGCCAATCTTTTCGTTGCTGGTGATCAGGAATAACTCTATCAATATCAACTAAGAGTAATCCATCTTCAAAATTGACAGACTTGACTACTAGATCATCAGGTAATGCCCATGTACGTGTGAACGCACGTTGTGCTAAACCCTTGTGCATGTAGTTCTTCTCATCACCACTCTTACTTCCTTCGATAATAAGTTTACCTTCTTGGGTGTAGACCTTTAGGTCTTCCTTCTTGAACCCTGCAAGTGCCACCTCTACACGGTACTCATGGTTGCTGAGTTTGATCGTGTTATATGGTGGATAGTTGTTTGTATTTTTAAAGTGTTGATCGAACTCGGTGAACCAATCATCGAACCCAATCATATTTCTTCTTACTTTGGCAAGGTAGTCCTGAGTTTCAGGCACTGACAAAGTAATGCTGTTTGCATCGTTAAACATAGTGACCTCTTTGAGCGTCTAGTTGAATGTCCCGTTAGGCGACATTATTAATTATACAGGATCACTTAAATACTGGGTACGGTTATTGCGGTTCGGGTGTCTTTTTCTTACCAATATTATACTTAGTTTCTAATATCCAGTTACTCTTATCCTTATAAGATATAACCTTGATTTGATTTAGTGGTGCTATATCAGTTACCAACTCTGCATCCTTGATGGTAATCAAACCCCAATCAGAAAGAAGTTGTATAATTCTATTCCTTCTCTGTACATCATTTACACTTAGATTTGCTCTCTTACCATCAAGTGCAAACAATTCTTTGAAATGAACAATATAATACTTACCCTGTTTATGTAGTATGTGACATGATTGATATAATTTCTTTTCTTTTCTTGATGCTACACCAATTCTTGTGAGTGTCTCACGTACCTTTAAAAAATCATCTGGTTCAGATAATAATACCTCAACCATTTTCTCAGGTGACCACTGATACTCAGGTTCCATAACAGTCATTTCAATCCTCCACGTTCAAGTTTACTTTTAATGAATGTAATCTGTTCTTCGTTTAGAAGTGGGAGAACTTGCTTTGCCTTTTCTATACTATAACCATAGTAAGATTTTATGGACTCAAGATTCTTCAATTCTTCTTTTTTTAACCAAGGAGAGAATCTCTTCTTAGACCTGAGTGTATTTAGATAAAAGTCATATTGTAACTTCTTATCAAGATTTGAATTCAAGTTCATCTCATTTACATACATGATACAATCAAGATGACCAGACATACATCTGTTTACGATGTAAGGAAGATACTTCTGTTCTAGAAGTGGATCTTCATCAATAAGATTTTTCTTTGTTGAGTTGATTGAGTTCAACCAATCTTTCAATTCAGTCATAATAAGAATTTATTTTATCTCTCCAATACTCTCTGTCTTCTTCAGAGATCCAAGGAGAGTGTACCATAACCTGTGCATGTTGTAACCATTGTTCCTTAGTCCAATCTTTCCTTGGACCTAGATGGTCTTTTAGTGTCATCTGTCTATTATACGTTCCTTCATCTGAGGTGTCCAGTTATCATAGTAACCCGTCTTCATCAACTCCTCTCTAGCATCCTCTAAAGGTTTTCTTTTCTGCACTATCATCATACAGAGTTCACCTTCATTTACAACAACACCACCAACATCCTCTATAAGATCTGGATGCTCTTCAAGAAATAAAAAATCAGGAAACTCTTCATTGAAAGAAGCAGCTAGTCTCTGTAGTTCACCACATCTAGGTAACATAGATTCTTGAAAAAGATATATTATAACTTCCTTATCCCATTCCTTTATATCCTTACGTAACTCACGAAAGGATATGAATTCTTTTACTTCTACATTACCATCTAACCATGCCTTCTTAGCATAAGGACATGGTGGTAAATTATCAAAAGCAGAATTAGGTTTACTTAGAAAATCAAGTATCCACTCTTCTATTTTTTGGTTGGACGATGATTCTGTTGTTGTCATAATCAGGGATAAATTCAATTGGTTCATCATGTTGCCAGCATAACTCTTCGTAAAGAGTATTCAATTGACGCATGTCTTCGTAAAGGTCAGATACTGGTTCGGTCATCATTCTTGTAAAAACTCCTGTTCTTTTTGAAAGTATTCCTTCATTGAAGAAGATACATCTGGTGGTGGTGGACTCTTATAACCATTTCTTTTCTTCCACTCATTATACATTGCTCCCATCTGCCACGATTGAGCAAGACTCTTAGGTCCATTCCTAAGCATCTCTTCTTGTTTTCCTGTGTAATAAGGAATAGATTCTTCTCTCCAATTGGAGTCGTCCCATAGTTTTTCCATTAGTGGTCCTCTACAAAATCGGGGCATAACATTGCACCTGCTAATTCTCTAGCAGATCCATTATGTTCACATAGTTTTCTCATCCAGATTCTTTCCTCTAAGGAAACTGGAACTCCACCTGTTGTAATAATCCTACAACAAATGTCAGTGAGTTTTAGTCGATACTTAGTTGAGATCATAGTTGAGCAATACTAACTCCTTTCTATTTTTTTGTGCTTTAGTATATGTAGATGTGGATCGCATGGTGTATGTATGTTCATACTCAATAGCCTTCCAATCACTGAATCTATTCCTCACTAATTGTGAAGAATTGTAGCTTACCAAAAGGTCTTGACGACACTCACCACATTTTTTAGAGAAATCATCATGATCAAAGTACTTGTGCATGTCACCCTTCTTACCATACAAATGAGATCCTATCTCATAGGGTGGATCAAGGTATATGAATGCATCCTTTACTTTAGTTTGAACACCACTCAATAAAAAATCATATGAGTAGTTTGTAATCTTCCAAAACTTTATTAGTTCTTTATATCCACTAAGCTTTTCAATTCCCCTGATGGAGAAATTTGATTCTGAAGCTTGTGCAGAAAAAGAACTCGACTCAGTGAGACCAGAAAAACTACACTTATTGACAATATAAAAACTGACTGCACGGTGTTGATCGGATAGTGAACTATCTCCAACTTCTTCTTTAGCAGTTTGAAATAATTCTTTTGCTTTATCTCTGTCATTGTTTTTTGTTTTGATTTCTAATAATTGTTCCTGTAACAAATCACCTCTGATCTGTACTTGATTCCAAAAATTATATAAGGGTTCATACAAATCATTTACCCAGACAAGTAAATCTGGATACTGTTTTGTTACCCACAAAGCAACAGAACCGCCTCCTAGAAATGGTTCTCTAAACTGATAGTAACCATTCAAGTCAGGAAAGAACTGACTCATCTTGGTGATTGCTCTACTTTTTCCGCCTGGATATCTTAGAGGAGTTTTTAGGCTTTTCATTCCTATACACCCCCGAATTCCAAAGAAACACTTGTAACCATAATAAAGAAAGTAAAAGAATTAGTAATTCAAATAAGGGTATTGGGATCAAAGTAATCCTCCAATGTAATTTTAGGTTCCCATGATAATAATATATTTGCTCTCTCTATATTAGCAAGAGTTTCTCTTGCTTCACCTGATCGTTCAGGAATATTTACAGTATTGTCAGAGATGTAAGATGCAACTTCATTGACAGAATGATTTACACCTGTACCAATGTTCACCACCATACCAGAATAGTTTGTCATCATAGCATTTATATTTGCCTCTACTACATCATTTACATGAGTAAAATCTCTACGTTGTTCACCGTCTCCAACTATAGTCAACGGTTCTCCACGCTTTGCTTGCTCCTCAAACAGTCCTATCACTGGTGCATACTGCCCTTTTAGTGGTTGACGAGGACCGTAGACATTGAAGTATCTCAAACTTATAGTCCTAAGTCCATGCAGTCTGTAATACATGTGACATAAAACTTCTGCTCCTACCTTAGTTGCAGAATAAGGATTGAGACAATCGGTTGTCATATTCTCCTGTAATGGTGGTTCATTTACCAAACCATAAGAAGAAGATGTAGATGAGTTTATAAATCTACGAACACCTGCTTGTCTAGCACACTCAAGCATATTATACGTTCCTAGGTAGTTTGTTTCCAAACACTCTAAAGGACGTTCCATAGCAACTTGTATTCTACTATGTGCTGCTAGGTGAAAGACATACTCAACACCATCAAATAGAGGACGACAAGTATCGAAGTCTCGTATATCGACAACATGATTTTGAGCGTGGTCATCATACCAATTAAAAGCGTCATTTGATTCAGCAGACTCGTTGTCTATAACAACAACCTCATGGTTGTTCTGTAATAACTTACCTACTATGTGGGATCCAATAAATCCTGCTCCACCTGTAACTAAACATTTCATTTTACTAATTCAACCTGTAATGGTTTATTCAAAACATCCACGATTCTTATATAGGCATAAGCAGTAAAGACTTGTGGAAGAATAAAGGCTATCATTGCAACAACCCAGAAAAAATAATAATAATTTTCTTTGTTTTGTGTTCTCATTTGAATTCGCAGCTACACATAATTTCAGTTAGTGCTGCCAAAAGATTTATCTCTTGGTCAGCAGCAAAAGCAGATTGATACTGATACTTAGCAATGATCAGTACTGCTTCTGGTATGGATTTAGGTTTCATGTATTCATAGATTGAATCATAAACCTTCCTTAGTATAACACTAGGATCATTATCTAGGTTCTGAACTATCCATTTCCTGACATTAGGAAACTCCTTTCCTTTCAAGTAACCAACAAGTTCCTTGACGTTTACATTATCTAAGTTGGCAAGTATACCAACATCTATCTTTCCTCCTATAGAATATCTCTGACATTCATTTAGAACCCTTCTCCAGTCAGGGAAATACTTATTGATGAGTTCCGCTATAACTTTCTTATCACCCTCTATATTCTCTTTCTCAAGAATATCATTTATTCTTTTGAAGAACTGTGATGCGATTGATGGCTTATCCTTTCTACTAATACTAAAGTCAATAACAGAGCACCTACTATGGAGAGGTTCAATGATCTTGTTCTTATAGTTGCAGGTGAAAATAAATCTACAGTTTTTGTAGAAGGTCTCAATATTCGCTCTAAGGAGGAGTTGTACGTCGGAAGTGGTATTGTCTGCTTCGTCGATGATGATGACTTTATGCTTTCCTTCAGCAGTAAGAGAGACTGTAGATGCGAAGTTCTTCGCTTGGTTACGAACCGTATCCAAGAACCTACCTTCGTCAGAACCATTGATAACATAATAGTCTGCTCCTAACTCTAAACACAATGCTTTCGCAACCGTGGTCTTACCAATGCCAGGTGGTCCTGACAATAAAAGATTAGGAATCTCGCCAGTATTTAGAAACTCCTTGAAGGTATTTTTGATACCATCAGGGAGAATACAATCGTCAATAGTCTTGGGTCTGTATTTTTCAACCCATATAAAGTCACTCATAATTTAGTTCCAATGTCGGATTACTCCGCTAATAATAAAACAGTTAGTGATGAGATAAGAAAAGAAAATAAAAGAACGTACCAAAACAATGTAGTTGTCGTATCGTCTAGTCTTTTCGTCAGAGAAGCTACCCAACGCATACTTCCAAGTCCTCCATAATCTAGTCATTCAATTTTTTAATTTGAAAGAGGTTTGATTTTTGATACTTTTTTATCTTCTTATACTTCTTCATCACATCTGCAAGCACATCTTTATTGACACGTACCTCAGGTTTCTTTTCTTCATCCATAATTTGAATCAGGCTCCAATGCTATAAAGTATGTTAGTTTATAATCTGGATTATAGAACTTTGCTAAATTCTTACTACTAATGGCAACCTGATAACTACCAGAAACTAATTTTATATTTTCCATCTTGAAGTTGAATGAGAAATTTTTATCCGTCTGACTAACGACTATAGCAAACTCATTTGAAGTATCGTTCTTACGATCATTGACAACTAATTTAGTAACACCATCTGCACCAACAACAGATAGATCTGGTAAACCAAGAATAGAAGCAGACTTCATAATCTTGGTCAACTGATCTTCTGACAAAGAAAACTCAACTTCCGTGCTAGGAAGAGTCATCTCTTTTTCTGGTGGTGCAACGATTACACTAGGATCTGAAAAAAAGTATTTGGATCTCTGAGTGATACCTGACTTTATGTGAGCAAAGTTTGGATTAGTTGATACATCTATGTCAGCATCTTTGTAGAGTGATAATGTATTCAGGAATTGTGGTAAATCATATATCGCAAAGTCTTTTGGTATAAACTCCTCTATCTCTGCCTCTGCTAGAACATTTTTCATGACAGAGATTGTACGTAATCTTCTACCCTCCTTGAAAGTCAAGGACTGATTGATGGTCGTAAAGTTTTGAAGGATTTTGAGAGTCTTGTCAGATAATTTCATAGCAGGTCGCAGTTTCATTGTAAAGTTTACTTGTCATAATCAACCGAGAATGCTGTAGGATTCCCTGTATTGATCTTAGTTGCTTTCGCACGTTTATCACTAAAATGTAACAGTAGTATAGCATAATGTATGATTTTTACAATATCATTTCTTGCTGTTCCCTTTCGATCATACCTTGATGCATACTTCAGTATATTACTTCTGCAAAATGCTTCAGCATCACCAACAGAATCTATCAGGTCTAGAGTTTGAACTCCACCTGTACTGTAATGCCCTTGGTATGTTCTACTGATATAGTCTGAGATCTCTTGCAAGATCTCACTTTCACTGTACTTCATACATATAGGTTTATGGATTTATATTATAGCATATGTAACGAGGAACCTGCAACCCCGATGCCACAAAAGAAAGCAAACTCCAACAACCCATGAGTTGCTGGAGGAATTGTTATTATTAGACTACTGATAAAGATACTGCCCAACATTGGTATAAGTGAAAATTGCTAATGTTGCTGTAAATAAAATGAATGGCATGTTATGCTCCTGTGGGTAATGTTGCTGGTATCATCTTGCCCCCATCTTGATCGTCATCATCGTCATTACTGAAGGCACGGAGAATAAGTTCCACCAACACCAAAGCAGCCATAGGATAGAAAACCCACATGACTGCTATGAATGGTGATACTGAATTAGAGTCGGCTATAAAGTCGCTCATTTGTTTTTTTATGTATTTAGTTATGTAAAGTATTTGAAGTGGGTATATACACCTACGATTGCCCAAAAAGCAACCATTGCAAACCTACCGTTTGCTCTTACTACTGGGTCGAGTACTTGTGATGGGTTCATTAGAATATACCTGGAATGATTTGTCCTGTGGTTGCATAAGCACCGAGTGCTGCTGTGATGCCTAGCATCGCCATCCAACCGTTAAATTTTTCTGCTTCTGGTGTCATTGTTCTTAGATTTGTAATAGGGATAGAGCGTAAAGAGACCTGTTGTCATCAAAAGATGCCAGGCATTACTTGTCCAAATAGGACATAGTTGTGTACTG